TACTAATGGAGTCCAGTGGAATATCTAATGGGATATGGAGGTCAGTATGATAGGTAGGCTTATATGGAGTATTAGGGAATCTAATAGGTCTTTAGGAAGTCTGATACGGATTTGACATAGATTATTGTCCCCCCTTAATAATCCCCTGTCTCCCCCCTCAGTCCCCCACAAGGGGGAAGGGGTTATTCTCGTAGAGCAGCGAAGAGATAACCACTGGGAGACAAGTTGACGAAGTCCCAATATATGGTTAGATCGTTGGGTATGGATATTAAGATTATCAAGGAGGCTGAGGTAATTCGGCTGACCGGGTTGAGTAAGGACGAGATGAAGGAATGGCGTGGTAGGCTTGAGGAAGGGAAGCATTGGGTGCGTGTTCCTAGTAACCGGCCTAAGAAGTTATGGGCTATTAGTTGGACAGAGGCTGGGGTAGGGGCTTTGAGTAAGGGCGCTGACTTGGGGGAGCTGCAAGCCGACCTGGACAAGAACCTTGAGAAGCCGAAGGAGTTCTTTGGGATTGTGAAGGGTAAGTTTACTAACAAGCGGATTATTCTTTGTGACGTGGAATACGATAAGGTTAAGATTGAGGCTAACGTCCTGGTAAGGGACAGTGCTAATTTTGTGGTAGGTATGCGAGTGCCGTTGAGATCGGATGGGGGTCGCTGGGTGGCTGCGAAGCATCCTAGATTTGGGGGGCGCTGGTAATGGACGACAAGCCCAAGAAGCGGAAGCGTAAGGCTAAGGATATTGTGACTCATAACGACGAGCAGCTGGAGGGTGCTATGATGGCTGCCTTACAGACCTTGAAAGTATACTGTCCGCAGGGGGTTATTATTTTGAACTCCAGGTCGGATAAGTGGAAGGTGTTAACTTTTGGCGGCGGGGACAGCAGGGAGAACTTCCACGTTGTCCTAGGAGCTGCTCTTGCAGCCGGGGTCGTAGCCCTGGAGGTAGGGCCGTCTGAAGCGGACGAGTGGAAGGATTGACACTTGACACGATCTGCCAACGGCTCATTGTGACTCGTACAATGGCTCTCCCCTCTACCGAAAGGCACGGGGGAGTCTTCTCTTTGCCTTGGTAGCACAATGGCAGTGCGCCTGTTTTGTAAACAGGGGGTTGTCGGTTCGACTCCGACTCAAGGCTCATCTTGGAAGTCTCATTCAATGGCAGGATACCTGGTTCGCGCCGGGCAATGGGGGTTCGATTCCCCCCACTTCCCAGTTTACTACCAATAAGGTGGACTACTTGACAAGTTATGCACATTAGGGAGACTTATGGCACTATGAAGTCTAAGAAGCACGAAGGTAAGGAATCCAAGGGCAAGGAGCGTGGCGAACACAAGCGTCCAGGCTATTCCAAGATGGAAGGTTTTGAGAAGGCTATGCACGGCAAGAACCGTGGCGCTGGATTCAAGGGCTACGGAAAATCCAAGGGCGGGATGTAAAGGCAATGTTCCCGTTCAACTCTGAAGAAGACGACGAATGGGACGAACTGGATGCGAGTGACATTGCTTCCATTATATTTTTAAGGACACCCAAACCACTATGGCAGACTACAAAGGCAGAAAAGTCACCCTTAACCGTCCGTTCCGAACACCTGGCGGCCCGAAGAAGTCGGCTGTCTATGTGAAGGCCGGTGCTAAGACGAAGATTGTCCGCTTCGGTGACCCGAATATGACGATCAAGAAGAGCAACCCAGCCCGGAAGAAGTCTTTCCACGCACGACATAAGTGCGCCACCGCTAAAGACAAGACGACTCCCAGATACTGGTCTTGCAAGGCTTGGTGAAATTAACTCAGCATCCAGTCATCAAACTCCCCTCAACGGAGGAGTTAAAACTGCTTCAGCAGAAACTTGGGTCAGAAAAACTCGCAGACGTACTACGCATTCGTGAAGAAAAGATCCACGCAGAAAAGACTGACCCATACCGCCACGGTTACGAGCCGTTCCACTGGAGGGATGCGGACAGTTTGCTTAAGACCCACCAAGAACTGTGCGTATTGGGTGGTAATCGTGCGGGTAAAACTGAATGGGCTGCCAAAAGGGTAGTCTCCGCACTGGTTAATACCCCCAATGCCCGTGTGTGGTGCTTGCATACCACATCCCAGTCATCCATCCAGATGCAGCAGAATGTTATCTGGAAGTATATCCCCCCAGAGTTTAAGACGCTGAAGAAAGGCCGGGTAACCAACGTCCAGTACTCCCAGAAAAACGGCTTCTCTGACGGCACTTTCATCTTTCCAAATGGTAGCCAATGCCATTTTATGAATTATGCCCAAGAAAAAAGAGTCATTGAAGGTGGCGAGTGCGATATCATCTGGTGCGACGAACTTGTACCTCTGGATTGGATCGAAACACTACGGTATCGTGTGGTTACCAGACGTGGTAAGCTGCTTATCACTTTCACCCCGGTTTCTGGCTACACTAACGTTGTAAAAGAGTACATCTCTGGCTGTAAGGTTCTGGAAAGTCGAGTTGCGACCATCCTTGACCAGAAAATCCAGCACGTACCAGGCGTTCCGAACGGACATATGCCGTATCGGGCTAAATCCCGTGGTAAGGATGCCGGGGTAGTCTGGTTTCACTCTGAGTTCAACCCGTACAACCCCTTTGACGAGCTGCGTCGCACTCTGGAAGGCAAAACAACTTACGAGAAGAAAATCCGAGCCTACGGCTGGGCTGATGGACTGGCTGGCGCTCAATTCCCACGCTTCGGTGACCTCAACGAGATTGACGACGACAAGATCCCAGAGGAAGGGACTAACTATATGGTCGTTGACCCTGCCGGAGCAAGAAACTGGTTTATGCTTTGGCTGCGGGCTGTCGGTACGGGCGAGAACACCAAGTGGTTCGTCTACCGAGAGTGGCCCGACGCTTCCTACGGTGAATGGGCGCTACCAGACTCCAAGTTGGACGGCAAAGCCGGCCCAGCACAGCGAGCAGGGGCTGGAAGAGGTATTGCGGACTACAAAGCACTCATCCGTGAACTAGAAGGCGAAGAAGTCGTTGAGGAACGTCGAATCGACCCTCGCGCCGGGGCTACACAGGCTGCTACCCAAGAGGGAGGCAGTTCCCTTATCGAGTTGCTGTCCGAAGACCCAGACCCGATGTATTTCGATCCAGCGCCAGGCATCCGCATCGACGATGGCGTGTCTGTCATCAATGACGCTCTTGCTCACGACCCTGGACAGCCGTTGTCCCCAATCAACGAGCCGAAACTCTACATTGCTAAGTCCTGTGACAATCTTATTTACTCTTTAAGAGAGTGGACAGGCGCGGATGGAGATAAGGGTGCTTCAAAAGACCCCATTGACTGCTTACGCTATTTGGCTACGATTCAGCCAGAAGAATATGACGATGAATCGTTCAAGTGTAAGGGTGGAGGCTCTTACTGATGCGTAACCCCGACGATTACCCAATTCTGCTCTCCAGATCGCTTGCAGAGCAGCTGACCGGAATTGATGTCCGTGAATTGGACAAATTGAGGAAAAACGGCATTATCCGGTGTTACAATACATTGGGGGGTCAATATAGATTCCATAAGTCGTCCCTTTTACAATATATAGAAAGTAAATCATCACCTTTATGCTCTCAGAAGATTCTCGAAAAGACAAACTAACATTTTACACGGATACTCCCGATGTGGTGTATCTCCGTAAAGAACTTGAACGCTCCCTGTACAACGGGGGTAACGTCGCTCGCTTAAACAGCAACGACGACATTCGTCTAGCCCGTTGGGACGGTATGACCGACGACGGCAAGAAGTACTCGACCAATGAGGGTGTGACTGCGTTTCCTTTCGAGGGCGCTTCCGATGTGCGTTGTCGCCTGGTTGACCAGACGATTAACGAACTAGTCGTGCTGATGGTGTCTTCTTGGAATCTTGCACGTCTGCGAGTTTCTGGTACAGAGTATAACGACGCTTCTACTGCCGGGTCTATCCAGAACCTTGCCAACTGGGTTATTAATAACCGTATGAAGGCTGACCTGGCGCGTGAGGCTGAACTTTGGGCGCAGTACACTCAGCAGTTCGGTTGGTCTGCCGTCCACATTGGCTGGGAACGCAAGTTAGGCATCCGTAACTCTACGATCACGACAGGCGAAATCCAAGCCCGTGGTATGAACGGTGACCAGATGGCTATTGAACTTTTTGGCTCGCTCCAAAACACGGGTGCATCCGACCTCACAAAGTCGTTGTTAAGGGCTGTATATAATGTAGCCGAATCCGAAGTGGAGCGAGTCTCCTATGAACTGACACGGGCCGGTACTTCGACCTACCGGGAGCAATACACGGTTTCTAGTAGCCCAGCCGTAGCTGCGCTTAAGCCGTTTGACGAAATTGCCTTCCCTCCCGAAACCCTAGACCTCCAGGATGCACGTGTTGTATTCCGTCGGGTACATTACACGGCTGTCGAGCTGCGTGAGTTTATCGAAACCGATGGCTGGAGTGAGGAGTTCGTTGAGGAAGCCGAAACTGTTACTGGCAAGTCATCTTGGTATGCAGACCCTAATCTCATCCCAAGCACGACCAACGTAACCAATACGCTTCACCGCGCCGACAACTTGGTCGAGATCGTCTATGCCTATACCCGCCAGATTGGGCCGGACGGCATTCCTGCCATCTACTACACCGTCTTCTGCCCACAAGTCCGTTCTGAACTGTTCGCTAAACACGAATTGCTTGAGTACGCCCACGGTCAGTATCCATTCGTTGAAATGCGTCGTGAGCATCTCCGTCGCTCTATTATCGAGTCCCGTGGTGTCCCGGAATTGGCTTACACCGACCAGTTGGAAATCAAGGCACAGCACGACTCGATCCGTGACCGCACAGCCTTTGAGACTCTCCCGCCTATCAAGGTAAAGAAGCGTCTTGGCACTCAGAACCTCATCCAGCCAGGTGGTCTACTGCCTGTCACTACGCCAGATGACTATACGTTCCTTTCGCCTCCCACTGGGAATCCGTCCCTTGCGTTTAATCTTATTGATCGTGTCGAACAACGCAATGCTGCTTACTTTGGTCTGTACCACGCCGCCATCCCGCCTGTTAAGACCCAGACTACCCAGCAGTTCTTGGTGAACAACTGGCTTAATGCCTGGAGCAAGGTCACCAAGCAAATCATCTCGCTGGCGCTCCAATATATGGAAGGCTCTGAAATCGAGCGTGTCTGCGGTCAACCCATCGTAATCAGCCCTAATGAAATCTGCCAAGCCTATGACTTCAACATCTCGTACAACATCAAAGAACTCGACACCGACTATGTCTTGGAAAAACTTAAAGCAATGGCTTCCTTTGTTGTCCCGATGGATGCCGGTGGTGTTCTCAACCGTAATGAACTTGTTACCCGCTTCGTGGAAGCCATCAGCCCAGAAGCCTCCAAGTCGCTCATCCTCGACCAAACAGCTGCGTCCCAGAAAATGTACGAGCAAGTCCAAACGGACTTTGCCAAGATGATGCTTGGGATGGAAGCCAACTACGTCGAGAACGACCCAACCGCCAAGACCAAGTTGCAATACGCCCAAGACATTATGCAGAAGAACCCGAAGGCTCAACAGGCTGCCCAGCAAGACCCTCAGTTCCAGGCTCTGCTCCAGAACTACTTCCAGAACCTCCAGATGAGCGTAAGCCAGCAGGACAACAAGACCATTGGTCGTCTTGGCGTTACCCCGGTAGCAAACAAGTTCGGTCAGCAACAGCAGGGTGGTCAGCCTGGCGGTCAACAGGGGATGATGTAATTTATGGCTAAGACACTAAACGAACATAAACGCTGTCTCTCCTTTGAGAGCAACGAGGTCTTTGACGCAGTCATTGCCTATTTGGATGCCAATATCGAGGGCGAGGTAGATCGCGCCATCTCGTACAGCATTGAGGGCGAAAAGCGTATCCACGGCTGCGGACGTGCCGAAAGCCTCCGGGACTTCAGAGACTTGCTCTTAAGCGAGAACATTGACGCTAAGGCCGGTAAGTACGGGTCGTGAGTTAAGGCAGAACTTGCCAAAAGTTACAAACACGGGTTCAGCCCATTGACACCACTTGAAATGAGGGGTTATTCCTCATACGCCCCTGGGAGCGACCAATCCCTGTTATGCCAGATAATAAAAGCGCCGATATCGATACGGCCGAAAATAATACCGAGGTACAGTCTAACGCCTACTCCACAGGGCTAAATGAGGAAACTCTTTCGGATGCACTCCGGAAGACTCTGTTTGCCGATCCGGTGGAACAGACGGATGAAGCCCAGTCCGAAACTGAGGGCGAAGACCAAACGGAGGTCAAGGATGATACTGTAGAAGAAGCCGACAACGCTGAAGATACAGAGGAAGTCCCCCAGGCCGAGGATGGCGACGAAGTTCATTCACAGGAAGCACAAAACGACGAGGGAGACAGCGATCTCTCTAAGGGTGTGCAGAAGCGTATCGACAAGTTAACTGCAAAGCGAAAGCAAGCAGAAGAGGAAGTCGCCAATCTCCGTAAGGAATTGGATGCGCTGAAGCAAACGGTGACCGAGTCACAGCAATCGAGCGAGCAGAACAATAATAGCGTCAATGACGCAGATAATCCGTTCAACTCGTTAAAATCGAAGGCTGAAGTTGACAAGGAAGTCGAACAAGCCCGATGGCTGCGCTATAAGTGTATGGAGAACCCAGAAGGGTTCTTCCTAGGTGAGAGTCAATACGGCTCGGATGACGTTAAGCGTATGTTGGTTAATTCTACGAAAGCAATCGAAGAGCATCTGCCCAGGCAGCTTGCCAAGATTGAAACGGAGAATCGAATCCGACCTATTGCTGAAGCAAATTATCCGTGGTGGAAGACTCCAGCCTCGAAAGAGTACCAAATGGCTCAACAGATGCTTAAGACTGCTCCGCAGCTGCGTAACTTCCCAGATTGGCAAATCTTTATCGGTGATGCCATCCGGGGAATGCAGACACGTGAGGGACAGGCGAAAGCCAGTTCCAATAACAACAGCAAGTCGAAATCATTACCGCCCGTCCGTTCTACTGCTACACCAGCCAAGACTACCTCTTCCGAAGCAAGAGCAAACCAGGCTCAAAGTCGATTCGCAAAATCGAACTCCGCTGATGACCTCGCCAAAGTGCTACTCGCTAAAGGCTTCATCTAAACCCCTCCCTCCCCCTACCCCATAAAATACAATGGCAAAACTTCTCGAAAAAGACATCGTCAACGCTGGTAAGCGTGAAGACCTGGCTAACCTCATCGCTCTCGTCGATGCGAAGGACACTCCCTTCACGTCGATGGCGAAGAAGGGCGCACAGCCCGGTAACACCATCTTCCGCTGGCAGGCTGACCGTCTCCCCGCTACCACAACTCCGACCCCCGTCGTTGACGGTTCGGATGTCGATCCCAACTCTGGTACGTCCAACTTCACGAACGATGGTGGTACTCAGTACCGTGTCGAACTGTCGAACCGTATCCAGATCTTCCGTAAGGCTGTCCGTGTGTCCAAGTTGACCCAAGACATCGCCAACATCGCTGGTGTCCGTGACGAACTCTCCAACAACGTCTCCAAGGCTATTACCCTTGTGAAGCGTGATATGGAAATCGCTATGTGTGGCAACCAGACCGCCCAGGTCGATAACGGCACTGTCGGCTATCGTACCCGTGGTCTTGATAAGTGGCTCGTTGCCGCTGCCAATATCGACACCGTTGACCTCCCAGCTGCTGCTTCAAACTTCTGTTTGTCTGCTGCTCAGATTTCGACAGTTGGTACGGCTGCTCTCACTGAAACAGTTGTGCAGGACATCCTCACGGGTATCTACAGCCAGACTGGTCAGTTCAAGGATTACGACGCTCTCGTTGGCCCAACGCTTAAGCGCGCCTTCACGAACCTCGTGTTCACGGCTACCTCTTCCGGTAGCACGAACACCCAGTCCGTGATTCGTACCCTTAATCGTGATTCGGACTCTTCGTCCTACATCTCTTCGGTTGATGTCTTCCAGGGTGACTTCGGTCAGATTCGTCTGCACCCGTCGCTGTTCCTTAAGAACAACTTCTCTGGTTACATCATCCCGTTTGATATGGTCGAAGTCCGCTACGGTGGTAACGTCGCCCAGGTCACTGAGTTGCAAGACAATGGTGGTGGCCCTGCTCGTCTTATCGAAGCAGTCGCCGGCCTCTGTATCTACAACCCGCTGGCCTTCGGTAAGTTCGACTTCAGCGCCTAATCCATAGGACGCTTGTCCGACATCATCCAGTCGATCTCTGAGGTTATTCCCTCCCATCTCCGCAAGGATATGGAAAGGGAACTCCTCACGGGTTGGAGGATGCAGGAAGCAGCGTCATATGCACAGGCAAAGCAGTTTGCGGCCTTCAACCACGCAAACGCAGCTAAACCAATCGAGGGGGTAGGCGAGTTGAAGGCTCGTATCCCTCTTTCTGCTTTCCATTACTGGGGTCAACGCCTTGGTTATGAGTGCTGGAATGATGAAGAGTTCACTAACGACTTCATTAGGCACAACCCGGAAATCGCTGTTAATAACCGGGTCAAGCGTTCCGTCGTGAACGGCGCTATCTTTACAGCAGACGGTTACCTCACAAAATGAGAACCACCCACTTTTCCCCTATCCTGTTTAACTCGCTGCAACTTGCAGGACAGGATCGTCATAACATCTCGGAGGAGACATTCGCTCAATTCCGTGACTTCAATAACGAACGCCTTCGTGTCGCCTGGGAGTTGCAGGACTGGCCCGACCTCACCCGTGTCGCCCAACTGACAGTCACCAATGATGGTGCTGGCTTGGTTACTGCTGCCATTCCTGCTGATGCTGGTGAAGTGTTTTCCTGTTACGACAAAGACCCTCTCGTAACCACGAAGTCTGTTACGTTAAACTTCCGTCTGTATGACGATGGTATTACGCAGAAACTGGTCTTCCTTTCCGACCCTGGCACTGTCTACGGAGAGTATCGCATTAAGCGTCCAGAACTCGTAGGTGATCTGTATGCACCAACTGTCGGCTATTCTATCGGCGCTCAGTGCTATTTCGATTCTGGGAGCAATACTGGCACTTATACTCCTGTAGCCGGAAAGCCTCACTACGGCAATTTCTATAATTGCATTGATAACACTACGGCCGGTCAATCCCCGTCTACGCATCCAGCCAAGTGGCAGATCGTAACCATCCCCTACATTTTTGCGTCGTATATGGCGCGTGGTGCTTTTTCAGACTGGCTTCGTTCTGAGCTGCAAATGGAAGCCTCCCAGGTCGCAGAGGCTGAAGCAGAGCGATACATCATTGATGCTATCGACATCGTCCTTCGCCA